CGAGCGCCTTCGGGCCGCTGACCCGGAGCGTGCTGGGCTTGGCCTTGACCGTCTGCTTTGCGGCTGGCGCGCCGCCGGCGACGAGGCCCTCCAACGCCGCCTTGCCGTCGACGCGCGAGATCTTCGACTTCACGGTCTTGGTCGACTTGTACATGCCGTAGGCCGTCGCGCCGGCGCCGATCAGATCACCGAAGAAGCCCTGATTGGCGGAGGCAGCGCCCTGCTGGAGCTGGTTGTAGCCGATGAGGCCGTTGATGCCGGCGCCGAAGGCGGGGGTGGAAGTCGTCAGCGGCGCGGCGGTCAGGCCGGACAGTCCGCTGACGCCGCCCTGAGCCGCCTGGCCGGAGCCTTGCGCGGCACCGGAGGCCTGGAGGCTGGCCGTCGGCAGGCCGCGGCCGATGTTGACGGCGCTGCCCTGCAGGTTGAGGCCCGTGTTCTCGACGTTCGTGCGCGCGGCATTCGCGGCCCCGGCCTTGGCCGTGGCCTCCTGCAGGTTGAGCGCGTTGTTCAGCGCGAGGGCCTTGCCACTGCCAGCTTGGACGCCGCCGGCCTGGAGCTGGTCGGCCTGCTGCGCGCGCGCCGTGTCGAACGCGGTGCCAACCTGCCCTTCGGCCGTTTGCGCCGCCTGCTCCTTGCGGCCGTCGGTGGCGTAGTTCGCCGCCTCCGTGGCGTACTGCTGCTCGAGCGGCGCGAAGTACTTCCGGTACTGGTCGTATTGATCGGCGGCCTGCTGCGTCTCCTGGCTCTGCGCGGCGGTGTTGGCGGCGATCTCTTGCTGGAACAGCGGCGTGTACTGATCGAGCAGCTTCTTCTGGTCGTCGTACTCCTGCTTCGATAGGGCGACCTGGTTCAGGGATGCCTGACCGATCTGCGGATCCGGCGCCGGCGTTTTGGTGTGCATGGCCTACCTCACTTCTTGAGCCAGCGGCACTCGGCCGCCAGCATGCGAAACATCCAGCCCGGCTCGTCTCCGAACCAGGCTTCCAACGGCGCTTCGAACTGGAACCCCATCTTCACGAGCGCGCGCTGCGCGTCGGTGTTCGACTGGCGCGTGACGGCCGACAGGCGCTTGCACTTCCACTCGGCGAAGGCGACATGGAAGACATTGCGCAGAAAGGTGCGGCCGCCGCCGGCGCGCTCCCGGTCGAACCACATCGAGACTTCGGCCTTGATGCCCGGTGCGATGTCCGTGAAGATTGCCTGTCCAGCGATGACGCCACCGCTGATCGCGGTCAGCACCTTGTCGCCGCGCTCGTGGCGGAAATGACCCCCGAGCTTCTCACTGGCGTGCAAAAACAGAGCCGGCGCCTGAGCGTTGAGGGTGTGCATGGCTGAACCCCAATATGTCAGGGAAGCCAGCGAAACTCAACGGAAGTCGGTCAGGGCCAGGTGATCGCCCGGACGGCATCCGTCGAGGTGGCTGCGCGCACCGCCGCTTTCAGGTCCTGCAACTGCGCGAAGGCGGCAAAGCCGTGATTGGCGAGCGCCGCGGCCAGGCCCTGCAGGTCAGCGTAGGTGAACGGTGTCACCCGCGTGTTGTCCTTGGACTGCCAGAAGTACCCCTGGGGCACCGCCTGAGCAGCCTGGAAGCCCAGGAGGCAGGACGACAGGTCGCTGACCGATTGCGGGTCGGCCTGATACATGCGGGTGTCACCGGCGGCCGTCGTGAACGAGACATCCGCGGTGATCGCGCGGGCGTAGGCTGCGTCGAGCAGCGCGCACTGGCGAATCTGCACAGCGGCCAAGGACTGCGACTCGTCGCTGACGACCGCGGCCCCGTCGAACGGCGCGATGCCAGCAAGTGCCGAGTCGAGATCGGAGAGCGCGCTTGGCGTAGCCGCGATCGGCCACATCCAGGCCAGATTACCGCCAGCGTTGTGTGCGTCCTCATCGACCCAGCTCGCGACGTTCACAGCGACGGTGCCGCCGACGGGGTCATAGTTGACCTGCATGGCCTTGTGAAATCCGACCGAAGCGCCATTCGGCGCGGTGATGTCTTTGAGGAGGGGCATCAGGTGAGTCCGTTGGCTTCGATGAGGATTCCGGTGCAAGCGCCTCGGAACAGGCTTGGTGTCACGCCAGAGTCGCTGTTTTCGTAGGAGTCCAGGTACTCCGCACGGTGCAACTGGTTGTCGCCGGTCCAGTGCCACATGCCGCGGTAGCCCTGGTTGACGTAGCTCACGCCGCTTCCGCTGGAGGTCTTCTGTTCGTACCAGGGCTTGCCGATGATCGCGGGCTTCGTCAGTACCGGAATTGTTGTCGCCAGCACGCTGTCGGCCAGTGCGATCCGCGACGCGGGCGTCAGCGGCATGCGGCTCAAGTCTCCGGTCAACGTGCCCGCGGCGTTGTAGAGGGCTACGCCGAAGGCCGGCAGTGATCCCGGGAACCCGAACACGTAGACGTCGGTTGTCGTGTTCTGCGCATCGTAGGTTCCGCCAGACGATGGAGACACGGAACCCGTTCCACCGTCGTACGTCGTGATGGTCCATGTGCTGCCGGACTTGCTCATGCTGAGCAATGCAACGCCGGTCTGGCCCGAAGACTTCAGGCCAAGCGCCACCAGGATCGGGCCGGAGGACGTGAACGTCCAGGTGCTGTAGCCGGATGTGCTCGAGAGACTGTCGACATTCTGAGCTGGGGTAGACGAGACGAATGTGGCCTTGCCGAGGTACCCGAACGTGTAGGCCTCGGACGAAATGGTGAGCTCGCCCGTGGACGCGTTCGTGCACTGGATCCCGAACATCAGTAGACCACCAGGATGAAAGAGAAGGCCACGGGGGCGCCTGACGACACGGTCACGACGGGGTAGCCCGAAGACATGCTTAATGACGTGAGCGACTGGCCGTAGCCATTGCCGCCAGCGTCAAGGATGAACGCCGAAAAGCCAGCCCATTGCGGGTAGCTCAAGGTCGTGCCGCTGAAGCCTGCGGAGTACTGCTGGTAGTCGGCTGCGACGCCGCCCATGGCGGTGGTCGAGTCCCACAGCAAGCCGCCCGAGGCGTCGAAGATCTGCACCCCGAAGGTCACGAGAGGTCACCGATCTTGACCCGGCAGACGTTGGACGAGTCGTAGACGCGGATCTTGTTGTCCTGCACCTCCGTGCGCTGGCCACTCGATGCGGTGCGCAGCGTGCCAATCGTGGCCGAGATGGCGTCAAGCTGGGTGACGCTGATCTTCGATGCTGTCACCTGACCGGCGCCGATCTGCGATGCGACGAGCTGATCGCGGATCATCGCGAACGAGAACTCCGCGGTGCCGTTGCCCAGGATGCGCCAGCCGCTTGAGCCGGCGGTGAAGCCGGTGCTTTGGATGTACTGGCCCACCGCGATAGAACCAGCGGTCAGCTTGCCGGCGGAGACGTTGGCGATCTTGGCGTCGTCGACCACGGCCGTGCCGAGCATCGCGTTGACGATGGCACCATTTTGGATCGCCGCGGTGCCGACGGCGATTGCATTTGCGGCGATGGCGGTCGCCGTAATGGCGCCTGCTGCGATTTGCCCTGCAGTGATCGTGTTGGCCGCGATGCACGCAGCCGTGACCGATCCAGCGGCGAGATTGGCGGTCGTGATCGAACCTGCAGCTAGCAGCGGCGTGGTAATGGATCCAGGTGTGATCTGCGTGGTAGTGATCTGCCCCGTTAGATCGCCCGCAGCGAAGGTCGCCACGTAGGCTGAACCACTCCACCGATAGAGCTTGCCATCGGCCGTGTCAAAGATGGTGCGCGTGACGAGGCTCGTTGGCACGCTTGAAACGACGGCAATTGGCTCGATGCCAGCAGCGAACTTGGTGGCGTCGACAGAGTTCGCGCCCAGCTTGGCCAGCGTCACCGCACCGTTGGCAAGGTTGCCTGCCAAGACAACGAGCGATCCAAGGTCAGCGCTGCCGACCTTGCCGGTGGTGGCCGACACGCCGTTGGTGCCGCCAGTGGGGCCAGCGCCGTCGACCTGCCGCACGCCGTCTACCGTGACCGCGCCGGCCCAGAAGTGCGTCTCCTGGCCGGTCTGCGCGGGGATGATGGCGATCGTCGCAGCGCCGGTGACCTGGTAGACCTCGACGGCATCGGCGAACGTTGGCAGCGGGCCGGTGCCGGAATAGTTTGCCGCGTAGATCTGCGTGTAGGCGTTGCCGTGGCCCTGCGTGTAGGCCGGAGCATCGAACTCAACGAAGAAGTTCGTCAGGCCTGGAGTGACCGTCAGGCCCGTGATCGAGTTGGGTGCCGAGAGGTCGGGCGCGCTTCCGCCGCCGGTGACCCCGGAGCCGCCGCCTTCCAGCGTACCGACGCCGAACGATCCGCCGGTTCGGTACTCCAGGACATTCAGCCCCACGAGTTCGCCGCGGGTGACGAACTTCTGCAGGGAATCGCCCTTGGCGATTGGCTCGCGCGTCATGGCCTGCGTGCGCAGGTTCTGCAACCACGCGATGACCTGATCGAGCGACGCCCCCGTTGGCAGTTCCGGCAGATCAGGGACGACCGGCGGCGTGCGGCTCACGGCAGGTCGTCCGTTTCTTCGGCCAGCAGCACCGCCTCGATGGGCCCGGTGCCGGAGACGGTCACATAGAACTCGTTGGCGCCGCCGTAGTTGGCCGGCAGCGGGAACGGCAGCGAATCCGAGACGGTGCGGGTCGCCAGCAGGGTGCCGTCGCCGTACAGGCTGAACGTCACCGGGTAGGTCGACGCGATGACCTGGGCGCGCCCGGGCGTGGTCTTGTCCTTGGTGCGCTTGACGTCCGTCGTGAACGTCGCGGTCAGCGCACTGCCGGCGTCCCACTTCTTGACCACGTTGCCGGTGTCGAGCAGGTAGAGCGACTGGCTGATGAGGTCGAAGAAGACCGCATCCGCGCCCTGGTCGAGCCAGATCACGCCGACGGGGTTCGTCGTGTCGATCATGAAGCCGCCACGCACCGATCCGGTGTTGTAGAAGCCGATGTACCACTTCTTCCAGCTCACGCCGATGATCGACGAAGGCACCAGCGCGGCCCAGGCCGCTTTGCTGATGAACCTCTCCGTGATGACCGCCGGCGGCGACTGCGTGCCGAAGTAGCACAGGCCATCCTGCGATGCCCAGCAGACGCCGTGGCCGACGCCCACGACAGAGCGCTTCGAGACGCCGCCCTGCTTCAGGTAGATCGGCACATCGCTGAGGCTTGCCGAAGTGCTGCCGGTGACCACGCGCGGCAGGCCCGTCGTCACCAGCACCCACTGCTGGCCGAACGTGGCCGATCCGACGATGGTGTCAGGGACGTTGCTCTGGTACTCCAGCGGCCACGCATGCGGCGTCTCGTAGACGCAGGCGCAATAGCTCTTGCCGAAGAAGCCACCGAGCATGCCATTCCACAACTCGGTCAGGCCCGACAGGTTGTCGGGTGGCGTCAGCCAGGCGGGCCGCGATGCCGAGCCGCCGGTAGCCAGCACCTGTAGACGGGTCGTCCCGGCATCGGTCGCTGTCGTGAGCGCCGCAGCCTGTTCCAGAACGAGCTGAAAGTCGCTGCCCGTCGAGACGTAGATGCGGCGGGTCACCGTGCCGAAACTGCCGCTGGGAGGCGGGGCCAGACCGGAGAGGTTGACGCTGGATCCGCCCGGGCATGAGATCTCGACAGGGTTCGGGTTCGGCGCCGACTCGTCGCCGTTGGCGCGTCGGAAAGTCTCCGTGTACTCGCGCGTCTCCGTTGTGCCGGTGCCGGCGGTTCCCACGGCTGCGGCCAGCGTACTGGTGGGCGCCGGGACGCCCAGAGTCGTGAAGCCGTCCGGATACGGCGCGGTGCCGAGCTGGGTGTTGTCGGTGTACTTCGGCAAGCCGTCGCCGGTGTAGTACGTCCGCTCCGTCGAGTCAGTCGCCAGCATGGAGCGCACGGCGTTGACGTCGGTCGTCCAGGTCAGCCAGTAGGCGGTGTCGCTCGGCGCGTCGCGGCCCATCCGGTAGATGGTCTTCTGCTGCACGCTCAGGCCGGGCAGCGTGATGACGGCCGCGGCGCCGGCGCGCCCGCGCAAGTCGCCGTGGATGGTGTCGAGGTTGCGCGCGTCCTTACCAATCCCGTCGGGCAGCCCCTTGGGGTTGGTGTTGTTGTTCGCGCCGAGGAACTGCGTCCAGTGAGCCAGCAGCATGATCGATCAGCTCCGGCGGCAGTACCAAGCCGGCCCGGCGTCCTGCATCTGGACGCGCAACCCCTTGCGGCGAACCGGTCCCGCGCGCGAGCCCGCCAGCATCACGGCGGCGTCGAACTTGTTCTTGTGAAACGCGGCGAGGCCCGGGTTCGACCAGGGCTTTCCCTCCTGCGCGCACAGGATCTCGATGGCGCCCGACGCGATCTCGCGGCGCCAGCGGTTGAAGATGAAGTCCGGGACGCCGGTGGCGGCGTCCGAGGGCGCGAACGACAGCGTGCCGGTGATGGCGATGCCGCCCGAGTCCGGCGCCGGCGTTGCGCGCAGCGCGCCGGGGCCGTCGATACCGATGACGCAGCGCGGCCAGCCGCAGTCGACCCTGCCTTGCGTGCCCGGGGCGTAGTCGTCAACCTCCCCCGGCTCCTCGACATCGACTTCCCGGCCGTTGGCCCAAGCCGAATGCACGCCCACGAGCTGCGCGTCCGCTGGGATCACCGCCGTGATGTCGTACGACTCCTGCCCCGCCACCGTGGTGAACAGGGCGAGTTCGCGCACGCGCCACATGAACGAGCGCCGGCAGAAGTCCTGCGCCGCGTTGCGGATCTGGTTGATGCGCTCGAACTCCGGGCACGCCGTCGTCGACAGGTTGACGTCCGGCAGGAACAGCGAGTAGTCGACCGTGCTCACGTCGCGGCCCTCTGGCTGCCTGCGGCGTCCGCCATCTGGACGTTCTGACCGCGCACGCCCAGCGACTGCAGGAACAGTTGCCAGTAGGCGCTGGCCAGTTGCGGGCTCTTGGCGTACGTCGCGTCCTTCGAATAGAAAGAGAACAGCACGAAGAACTGCAAGGCGTTCGCGTAGGTGTCGTGGATGGTGATCGTGTCGGTCAGGGCCGACAGCGGGGCAGGCTCCGCCGCGTAGACGATCTCGAGCTTCGCCCCGGACTGCAGCGGCGGATAGATGAAGAAGGCCAGCGGGTCGCGGTCGTCGGTCATCCAGTGCACCGCGTCGAGCGCGGCCGCGGTGGAGTGCCACAGGGGGATCTGCTCGTCGAACTCGACCCGGTCGCGCTTGGTCATCGCCCGGCCCGGCGTGGTGCCGTCGGCTCGGAAGTTGCGCGTGATGTCGACGAGCTCGACCCCGTCAGTGATCGTCAGGCCGGCAAAGTCCTGGCGGGTGCCGGCCACGGCCGTCGCCTTGACCGCCTTGGTGTAGGCGCGCGGCGACTGGTTAACGATCTCGCGCTGGCCATCGTTGATCCAGCGCAGCGCCTCGGCCGACGTCCAGCGAATGGCAGTGCCGTCCGTCTGCTCGTTGACCTTCGTCCACGCCCCTTGGGCGATGTACGTCCCGGTGATGGTTGGCATTCGGGCTCCAATGAAAAAGCCCGCGTGGTGCGGGCTTCAAGTTAGGGATAGGAAGGTCGACAGGCGCGCGGAATGCTCCGGCCCCGTCGCCGTCTCGCGCGTGAGGCACGAGAGAGCGGCAAAGCACAGGGAGGAGACATGCAACGCACACTCATTGCCGCGGTTGCTGCGGCAGCTTTGACAGCAGGGAGCTCAGGCGCTCAGGCCCGGGCCGATGTCACAGGCACATTCGCTGGCGCACCAGTCAGCCAGACGACGTCGGGGTGGAGCTACGTCTTCCGCGACGTGATCGGTCAGGCGCTCGCGGCCGGCACAAGCCAGTCGTGGGACTTCAGCTACTCGATCACGTTGCACGCGGACGGGCTGCCCGCGGTGCGAGATCTTCCGGACTGGATTCCGCCAAGCCAGTGCCCCACCATTCCGTATGGCCTCGACTGCGGCCCGGTTGCGACCGGCTTCGAGACCGCACAGTTCGACTTCGGCATCTTCTTTCCACGAGGCGGCTCGGGCGAATTCACCTACACCGTCGCTGGCCTGCCGACTACTGGTTCGTTCGCCCTGACCAGCGGCAATACTGCGACCTTCAGCGGCACCTTCACGGTGACCGAGACGGCCGCGTCGTTCATCGACACCCCGTTCAACGTCGGCCAGGACACCATCAACCCCTATGCCATCGCGTTCGTTGATGCTGCGGCCGTCCCCGAGTTGCCCGCATCCGCGATGCTGGCTGCCGGCCTTGGGCTGCTCGCGGCCTGGCGCCGCCGTCGTTAGGCCGGCGTGTCCGGCGAGACGACCTGGTAGAAGCCCACCGTGCCGGCGCGGCCCGTGGGCTTGACCGTGATCTTGACCACGTTGCGCCCGGCATTCATCGGGTAGGCAGAGCTTGACCAGACGGGTGTCGACGGCGCCGCGACCGTCGGGTTCTGCACCGTGAGCGGAATCTGGTTGGCCACCACCACGCCATTGACTTCGATCGTCACCCAATCGGACGCGCTGGTGCTGCACACGTAGACGCTGAGCGGATAGTTGCCCGCGACGGTCTTCATGACCTGGATGCCGCACGGGACGATCGCGTAGGTGGTGCCGGCGATCAGGCAACCGTTCGTCTTGGAGCTGGTGCCGTAGTACGCCGTGTAGGCGTCATAGATGTTGATCGTGCCGCTCGTCCAGCCGTCGATCGGCGCGGCCTGCGAACTCGCGGCGCCCCATTGCACCAACGCCGCGGCCTTGGGCGTCGTCAGATCGTTGATGACACCTCCTTCATGGAGTGCCCAGCAGGTGTTGTTGGCGGCCCCGAATGTCGCCACGGCGCCGCCGCCATAGTGGCAGTACGGCCCGGTCTGGCCGCTGTCGCGCATCATCTGCAGATGGCGCAGCATCAGCGTCTTCATACCCGGATCACGATGCGCGGCACCGATAGCGGCGCCAGCCGAGCCGACATTGGTGTTGCCAGGGCCGCCTTCGTAGTAGGCCTTGTCGTGACCCCACGAAGCGGCAAGGTTGCCCTCGCGCACCATGCCTTGCTGGAGCGCATCCAGCGCCAGGGCGCCGGTGTGCTCCAGCGCGTAGAGCACGTCAGCGGCGGTCGCGGCTGCTTGCGAAGCCGTCTCCGACGACATGTACGGCGCGGAGACGACCGAATAGATCCAGCTATGGTCGCCCCAGCGCTCGAGCGCATACGGATAGACCTCGTTCTCTCCGAGGCCGTTACCAGTTCCGCCGCCGAACTGGTTGTTGATGACGAACCGGAAGCGAGCCTTGCCAGGCAGCGCCTGCGCCGCCGTCCACGCGACGCGTGCGCGCTCGACAACCCAGCGACCCTTCATGATGTTGGGCGTCGCGAACGTGTTGGCGGCTTGAAGGCCGTAGGTCGTCGACGCCTTCACGAGGTAGTGCGGCGTCGACTCGACATCGGTGTGGATGAACGACGAATAGACGTGGGTGCTGGCGTTGACGGTGCCCGTCACATCCGAGCCCGTCTCCGCCCAACTGATCGAGTAGGTGCCGTCGCCGTTGTTGACGACGTTGGTCAACGTGACGTAGCCGCCCGTGATGTTGGTGATGCCAGAGACGTAGACGTGCGAGCCGTTGCCGTTCTTCGGCGGCCCCGTGATGACCGCAGTCGCCACGTTGGAGGTGCGGCTGCAACTCACGATGGTGCAGGCCGCCGTCGGGAACGTCGACCGGGCGCCTGCATAGGTCAGCGCGGCGGCGCACGCCGCTTGCGTCAGCAGGTCGTAGCACGTCGCGCCGTTGTTGGACAGGTTGAAGTTCCACGGCTCGTCGCCGCCCGTCTCGATGTACAGGGGAACGCCGCTCGTCGTTGTATCGGCAACGGCGATGAAGTTCGAGATGTAGTCGTCAGAGGCCGAAGCCGCCATGTTCGCCCACGGCGACGCGCCGCACGCGTTGCAGTAGCGGACGAACTCGGCCAGGCTCTGGCTCTTGGCGTGGATGCTGCCGTCACCACCGCCGGCCACGCTGCCGGCCCAGGCCGATTCCTGCGGCGTCTGGGCGATCCAGTCGAGGCCGCGGATGGTCGTGCCCACCGACATCTGCGTGATCGAGTCCGGGTGAATGTCGTCGGACTGCGATTCGGTGATCGTGACGCCGTTGATGGTCGCCGGCAGGATCCGAAGGTAGCCCGCACCAGCAGACGGACTCGTGACCTTCACCCCGATCGAGCCGGCGGTGTTGGAGACGGTTATCGTGCAGCGGGTCTTGTTGTCGCCCGACGTGTAGACCGGCGTCGAAAAGCTCACCGAAGCCGCGTTGAACGAAGCCGGGCCAATGGCCGTGCACTGCCCTGGCATCCAGCAGTTGTAGACGCCGAGGTCATTCGTCTGCGGCGCGGCCGTCAGGATGTACTCGTAGGTGGCGGTGGGGTTGCCGCTCCCATCCAAGGCCACCGGGGTGCTGGTCGACGGCACAAGGAACTTGCCCTGACCACCGATGCGGCGCGTGAAGTCGATGTACTGGCGGCTGAGGTAGCTGCTCGTCTGCTTGCCGGCGTTGATGCCGACGCGGCCGGCCTGCCGATTCGTCAGGGGAACGGCTTGCATCGCCCGCACGAACGCATTCAACTGGAATCGGCTGATCGCGCTCATGGCTTATGGCAGCTTGTTGATGCCAACGCAGCGAACGCCGACGTTTGCGGTCTTGGTGAAGTCGCTGCTCGCGGCCGCCGAGACACCGTTGACGGTGCCCATCTTGACCTGGATCTGCGGCACCAGCGTGGTGATGCTGCCGTTGCTCATTTGCAGGCGGCCGGTGGAGATCTTCATGTTCCCGCTCGGCGACTGCACTGGATATGGGCCTGCGTCACCGGACTCGCCGTTCGTGACCATGCCGTACCGGCCACTGCCGTTCGTCGTCATCTGCGCGTTGATGAACTGGATGCCCGCGGCGAGCGCGTTCTCCCAATAGAGTTCGAACACGAATTCGTACTCACCCTCGTCCGTGGCTGAACCGATACCCGCTGCTGCCAGATTGGCGAAGCCAGACGTGCCGGCCGGGTCGAAGACCAGGAGTTCGCTGCTGCCCCCGCCGGCGCATTCGGCATTGATCCACACGCCCAAGCCGTCGGGATCGGCCCATTGCGAGCACTTCATGGTTGCCGTCGCGGAGGCGCCCTGGCCGCAGACCCAGCCAGACGGGATGCCAGCAACTGGCGAAGTGCCCTTCGGAAGCCGCGTGCTGTTGGAGCCGCCACCGAGGTACGTGCCTGTGGTGGAGCTGGTGTTCCACGGCCCCTTGAGCCAGACGTGCGTGCGGCCACCAGGCGTGCCGGAGTCGGTCGCGCTGCGCGGCACCACCACCGGGAATGTGATCCCGGCAGCCGTCATCGTCGCGGCCAGGGGCACGCCCTGCTTGAACGCAGACGACGTGGTGAAGTGCGTGCCGTCGCTGGTGTCGTAGTTCCCGTCGGGATCGAGGTGCCCGTTGTTGTCGTACATCACCTGTGAGGCGAAGCTGTACGTCGGAGTCGACAGATCGGAGAAGAGAATGCGGCCCGGATTGGCCAGCGAAAGCTCGTACAACTGCCGGTTGTAGGTCTTGCGCGGGGTGACGTCGTAGAGGGTGTACGTGGACGAATCCACATTGAGCGTCGTCGGCGCTCCAGACGTCGCGCACTTGCCGATCGCCTGCTCGTTCAGGCCGGTGGGGTTGCTGGCATACGAGCCGCCAAGGCTGGCTGTGCTGCCGACGAACGAGCAGGACGCCAGCACGACGTAGGCGTTGCCGCCAAGGCCATCCGCGCCGGTCAATCCGTCCAACAGCTTCTTCATGGAATTGGCTGTGTTGGTCGGGCTGCCGCCTGGCTTCATGTCGTTGATGCCCATGCGCACGATGCACAGCACCTGACGGCCGAGACCGTTGTAGTAGGTCGTCAGTTGCTTGGCGTAGGCAAGCTCGGCCGCCGACTCGGCAGAAAGATTGCCGGAGCCGTCGCCCACGAGCGCGCCCGGGTGGCCGAGGTTGGCCACGATGTCCATGCCACCGCCCATGATCGCGTTGGCGTGGTTCGTCGGGCCGCGCCACGAACGGCGCTCCATGTCGATGATGTCGCCGTTCGACAGAACCTGCGTGGTCGTTCCCGCGGTCGTCGAGTTCCAGCTCGGGGCGCCCTTGGCGTAGGTGTCGCTGGCGTTCGTGTGGATGCTGAAGCCAGTGGTCGTGGAGTCTTCGTAGTTGTTGCGCCCGATGACTTCGAACGACTTGTCCCCGACGTTGACGATCGACACGCGCGGCGTGCCGGGCATGGCCGTCGACCCAAGCGTGGAGGTGATCGGCGCGGTGATCCGGCCAGGGTGCGTCGTCCCGTCCCGCGTCAGCGTGGCCGTGCCGATCGCCAGCATCTGGTTTTCCTTGGCGGTGATCGAGTCACCGATCAGGATCACCGCCGGGTTCGACAGCGCCGGGAAGGTGGCGGCCCCGAACTTCTTGACGGCCCGGGCGCGTGCGTGGAGTGCTGGCCGCATCGCTTCAGCCCACCAGTGCGCGCCAGGTGTCCGTGCCCACCTTCTGAAGGAACGCGGTTTCGTACTGCGCGCTGATGGCGAGCGACCGCGCCGAGGGCTTGACGATCGTCACGCCCGAACCGGCCGCAATGGTCGTCGTCCCGGCGCCGCCCTGGGACACGCTGATGACCGTGTAGAGCGGGAAGGCGACCGACGAATTGGGCGGGATCGTCAGCGTGTTCGCGGCTGCGTTCGCCATGTCCACGCTGTTGCCGGCATCGCTGAGCGCCAGCGTGTAGCTCGTGCCGGTCTGAAAGTTGATCGGCTGCTGCAGGAGAGCCGGAGCGGTCGCCGTCAGCACCGTGGTGTTCGTGCCAGCCGCGCGTGTCACGTCGCCGGTAAGCGCGCCAGACTGCGCTGCCGGGACGTAGCCGCTGCCATCGAGCGAGGCCACGCCGTTTGCGGCGCCGACCTGGGCGGACGTGATGTTCTTCAGCCACGAGCTGCCATCGCTCTTGTAGAGAACGCCCGCGACCAGGGCGTCGCAGTCGACGTTGCTGGCTGCCGGATAGGCGGTCTGGAGCGCAGAGGTCGAGGCGAACGAGCCAAGGTAGCCGCCGCCGAGAATCACCTTGGTGAAGACGGTTCCGTTCCACAGCGCCATGTCGCCCGTCTGGAAGGTATTGCCGTCCAGCGTCGCGCCACCGGTGCCTGTGTAGATGAAGGCGTTCGAACCGAACGACGGAATCGGGTTCGTGCTCGAGACGAGCGCCGGCGTCGTCCCGTTCCAGTTGAGGGGGACGTTCTGCTTGGCCGCCAGGGCGCTCGCGCCATCCGTCAGGTCCGTGGTGGCCAACTTGCCCGTCATCTGGGCGGTCGGCACCTTGGTGTCGGAGCCGAGCGTGGCGACCCCGTTGGCGGCGCCCTTCTGCGTCGAGGGGATCGCCGCATTGGCCGTGGTTTGCGCCCCGCCCGCGGTGCTCAACGCGTTCGCGGCGTTGTTCAGCGCGGTGGTGATCGACGCCTGCATGCCGACGATGTCGATGGCGACATAGGCGGTGCCCGCCGCGTTGATGTACCGGATGATGTTGTCCGCCCCGACGAACAGCGCGCCGGCACCCAGCGCGATGTCGGCACTCGTGGGCGTGCCGGCCAGTTGAGGCGAGGTGCGGACGTTCAGGCGCTTGTAGGAAGCGGTGAGCGCAGTCCACGAGCTGGACCCGTCGCCGATGCGCAGGTGCCCGGTGTCCGTCTCGAGGCCGATCTCACCGAGAGCGAGCACCGGGTTGACCGTCGTCCAGTTCGCGGAGGTGTCGCGGCGGACTTGAATTTGGGTGAGGAGACTCATGGACTTCCCTCAGGCGGTGCCGCCGTCGATGGGTGGAAGGGTGTAGGTGCTGTTCGAGCTGCCGCCGCTCAGGGACTCGCCCAGATACGTCGACGAGGCAGTGCCGCCGTCGTAGGCGAGGACCGTCCCTGCGCCGTCAATGGGGCCACCGACGGCCGCATACGACAGGCCGATCGCGATGCAATTGATGCTGGTGCCGGCGTCGGCCGAGGTGACCGAGTACGACGAGCCCGTCGCGCCGCTGATCGGGACGCCGTTGCGTGTCCACTGGAAGCTGGTCGCAGCCCAGCCGGCCGCGAGCTGCGCGACCAGGGTGCCGCCCACCACAAAGTTGCCGGTGACCGACACAGGGGCGATGCCGCCCGCCACATAGGCGAGCGAGGCCTGGCCGGGGCCGTTGATCTTGACCGACTTGCCCAGGCCGCGAGCGATGTCCTTTTGCAGGGAAGTGATCGTCCCGGCCTTGACGGTGAGCACGTCGAAGACCACGTCCTCCAGGAACGTCACGCTCAGGTACTGGATCGGCGAGACGGGCATCTCTTCTCCGATCAGGCCGCGGCTTGGCCGGCTTCAGCGTCGGCGATCGCCTTGAGCAGGCGGGGCTCACCCCAGGTGCCCTTGACGTCGATGCCCAGCTCCCTCGCGCGCACGCGCAGCGCGTCGAGCTTGGCGACCTTCTGCGCGGCGGAGCCGGCGGGCTCGTCCTCGCTGTTGCCTTGTTCGCTGACCGGCTCGCTCGCCTCTTCCCACACGGTGGGAAACGAGAGCAGCTTGGAGGCGGCAACGGGGTCGGCGACCTCGTGCACATCGCCATTGCCCATCCAGACGATCCCGGTGGCGGCGACGTTGTCTTGCTTCACCGGCTTGATGCCGATGTATCGAATCTGGGTCATTTGCGCTCCAGAAAGAGGAGCGGCTCCCGAAGGAGCCGCCCAAAGCGCCTGCAAAGGCGCGGAGACAACAGCGAATTACTTCGGGCCGTTGGCGTTGCCGGAGACGATCGCCCAGAGCTTGCCGGCCGCGGCGAACGTGGCCGCCGAAGCCGTCAGCGTCAGGCGCACGATCACGTCCTCGTTGAAGGTGATCGGCTCGAAAGCGCAGACCAGCCGACCGCCGCCGCGCATGATCGTGGCGCCCGCCGCGGCGAAGTAGTTGTCGACCGCCGTCAGCGAGGACGTCGAATCGACCGCCAGGTAGCCCAGCTTGAACGCCAGCGTCGGGGTGCCGTTGGTGTCGAAGGCCGCGGACTGCACCGCCACGTTGGTGATCTCCAGCCCCGCGGGGATGTAGAAGTCGAACGTGTCGCCGCTGGCCGCAGCCGTCGGGACGCAGTAGTCGTTGATGTGGACAGCCAGGCCCTCGGCCTGCATGAACTTCGGCGCGTTGAAACGCACCGCCTTGGTGTTTGCCATGGTGGATTTCTCCGAAAGAGGTTGAGAGCGGGGCGACCGACGGCCGCCCCGTCAGTGCGTCAGACGCGGCGGCGGGTGACGGAGTCGATGACCATCACGCCGAAGTCGGTCGGCTCGGCCTGGCCCGTCTCGTTGGGCACGGAGAACCGCACCTTCTGCTCGGCGCCGATGATCTCGCCCGCGATCTCCAGGTTGCGGCCGAAGTTCTCGGAGTTCTCGAGCATCGTGTAGGGCGAGCCCGAACCGGTGTTCGCGCCGCCGGCCACGCCCAGCGCCTGCGCCGACAGGAACAGCGAGCGCGAGATCTGGTACGAGGCGGTGATGGCCGCGTTGACGGTGACCTGCGACTCCGTGGCCGTGTAGCGGTTGGCCTGCGACACGTAGTTGACGCTGGCGCCGGCCGAGAAGCGCACGCCCTGGCTCATCTTCTTGACCAGCACGCCGTTCCACAGCAGCGGGCCGCCGGCGAACAGCGGGTGCCGGGCCATGTCGCCGTACTTGGCGCGCTCGAGCGCCGCCGACTGCCACTGGCGGAAGTTGTTGCCCGTGGACTTGTCGGTCAGGATCGTGTCCCAGACCAGCGGGTCGACCATCAGGACGCCCTTGATCGGATCGTCACCCGCGGCAGGGTCGCCGGGGATCTTGATCGGGGCCATCTTGATCGTGACTTCGTCGAACAGCGCGGCCAGCTCGTCGATGTGCGACAGCAGGAGGATGTCCGTGTTGTCGATCGACGAGAGCTGCTGGCCGCCCTGCACCAGCGTGGAGCCGTCGCAGACGTAGTGCCGGTTGTAGGTCGGCGCCATCACCGGGTTGACCATCTGGCTGGCAAAGTCCGGATCGCTGGCCAGGGGCAGCACCCAATCGGAGCCGTCCATTTCGCCGCGGGCGCCGGCCATCTGGGTCAGCGCGCGCTGCCACAGGAACGCCGGGACGCTGCCGGCCAGTTGCGCCAGCGCGAGGGTGCGCAGGTCGAACTGCAGGCGCTTCTGCGTCATCTTGCCGCCGACCGACACGGGCAGGGTCGCCATGTCGATCTTGATGTCCTGCTGGCTGAACTTCATCGAAGCGCCCAGGCCCTCGGCGTTCTGGTCACCCATCACGGCGCGAACCTTGACGACTTGCGCGCAGTCCATGCGCACGGTTTCGCCAGCGGTCTTGTCCAGGTCGTTGATGCGCACGATCGGCATGCCGGTGTCCGACTGGCGGCGCAGGATGCCGGTGGCCTTGTCGATGGTCGGTGCGCCGGCGGACAGGGTCTTCAGCGGCGTGGGCGCCTTGACAGCCTGCGCATAGAGCATGTCGCTCCAGATCTTGGGGGCCAGGCCGGAGCCCGACGGAACTTGCGTGGTCATGGTGATACCTCAGAGGTTGAAAGCTGAAGTCACCCGAAGCGCGCGAGCGCGGCATGCATGTCCTCTTCGGACATGTTCATGATCTGCTCGAGGCTGGGGGCGCCTTCGGTCGTGGGTGCCGCACCGCCAGCGATGTCCGACAGCGTCGAGGGCTGGGCCCGGGGCGCTTTCGCAACAACTTCGGCGGGATCGCGGCGTGCGGTGGTGGCAGGCGCCGGCGCGGCGGCCGGCTTCTGAGGAGGCGTGGGAGCAGCGGGGGCGGATTCGCCGAGCTCGGCCTTCACGCGTCGCGCGCATTCGGCGAGGCGTTCGGTCAGCGGCTTGTCAGCCCACTTCGGGTGGTTCTTCAGCAGGGCATCGGTCTGCACGGCCAGGTTGAACGCCGTCTGGTCCGGGTCGTTCTGCATGTCCAGGAGATCGGGGATCTCGTCGATCGCGTCCTGAACAGCCGGGGGCTGCGTGGGCGGAACGAAGTCGGAGTCGGCAGGCGCCGGCGCGGGGGTCGCCTTCGGGAGTGCGGCCTTGATGGCGCGCGTCTCACGAAGGGCCTTGGCCACGACGGGCATGTCCTTCTCGAGTTCGGCGATTTCCTCGTCGGTGAGGCTCTCGTCCTTGGGCGTCGGGATCTGCTTGCGCGTCTCCTCGAGTTCCGCCTTCAGACGAGCCGCTTCCTCGCGGGCTCGCTGCTCGGCGCGACGCGACGCACGGAGTGCGGCACGGACATCGCCTTGCTTTTCCGCCGCCGGCGCAGGGGCCGGGGCTTCGGCGGTGGTGCCACCCTCGCCTTCGGTCTTCGCCGTCGTCGCTTCCTGGGTGCCTTGCGTCGCGCCTTCGGCCGGCTGCTCGCTCTGCGGTTTGTCTGCCGCGGCCTGCTGCTCGGCTTCCGTCGCTTCGTGCTGGCGGATGTGCTCGATTACCTTGGCGAAGTCGTCATCGCCGTAGTCCTGCTGGGTGGTCATTGCTCTTGGCTTCCTCAGTGCGCTGTGACGGGCGCGGCCCGAACGCAAAAAGCCCGCGTGATTGCTCAGGCGGGCTCGTGCGTGCCGTCCATGGATTCACGCGGCGGGGTCGGACGACGCCCTGCTGCGGCTGCCTCTGCGTACACGCTGCC